TGACGCTGTCAGCAGCGCACAGACGGATGACGGCATGTGGGGGGCGCTGTACCGGGTGAATGCGCTGTTCTGTGCGGGGAAAACAGCGTCTCAGCAGGCTGGGTGTGAGTATTCATGTAGAATGAGAAATCCCGAGCGCCAAGGTTTAAAAGACTTGAAAAGGCTTGAAATGGCTTGAGACTGCGGAAAATCGGCTTTAATGCGGCGTGAAAACGAGTGATTTTGAGGGAAAATGTGTCGGCGCAATTGAAAGATTTTTGAGGATATTTTGCCCCTTTTGACTGCTGGGAGCACATCCGCGCAAGGTGTTTAGAAAAGGCTTTTCGAAGTGTTCAGGAGATGTTTAGAAAGAATTTTGCAAACCGGCCGAAAACCGCACAGGACTGCGGCCTAAACGGGTTTTAAATATAATATAAACGGTACAAAAGAAAGCCGCTTCAGAGAAAGGATTTTCCCCTCTCTGAAGCGGCTTTTTTTAATTTAATCGGACATTTTTGTCCGATTAAAATGGTAATGTCCGATTAAGCTATAATGCGGCTTTACGGTGATAATAGGAATGAATTTTAATTATAGAATGTCCGATTAAAACATGGACTTTTAGAACCACTCAGGGTCTAAAATGCCTATCACTTTTCCATTCACGCGCATGTCCTCTTTCATAGGGATCGGCTTGTATTTTTTGTTAAGGGAAAGAAGCACGCCGTCGCCCAGTTTTTTGATATATCCCAGCCCGTCCATAGTCACCACAACAATGTCTCCCGGCTCTGCCGGTTCAAAGTTCACCAGGGCAATATCGCCATCGTGGAACTTTGGCTCCATACTGTCACCGGAGACCGGAACGGCGAAGGCTGTGCGGCGAATCAACTCGTTGTCCTGCACCAGATATTCTGTAAATGATTCAGGCCCCAAGTATACTCCTAAGCCGGCAGCCGAAGACTGTTCCGAAATCTTCACTGGAGTCATGTTCGGGAAATCAATTGTATTATCATCCAGATTGTCAAGTCCTTTATTGGTCGGCGCACGTTTCGGAAATTTAATCACCGTTTTTTGCTTGCTCTTTGAAGTGATAGCAAAGTTCAAAAAGGTCTCAAGGACTTGTTTCCCCTCGTCGTCTAATTCATTGTATTTTTTTGCAAATTCATTCAAAGCATCTGTAGTTTCGTGTGGCGTAAAGTTGGGGGATGATTCCAGTCCCAACAAATAAGCACCAGAAACTCCAAGGGCTAATTCGAGAGCGACTAAAGCTTTAGCATTGGGCTCACGAATTTCATTTTCGTAGTTGATTATAGAACGCAATGGAAGTCCTGCTTTTTCTGCCAATTCCTTCTGCGTCAATCCCTTTTCTTTGCGTAACTTTTTGAGCATATCTGACAGGGCCATGTTATCACCTCATACCAGATTAAGTATATCACACCTTTTCCAAATGGACAACAAAAAAGCTCTTGACTTACCCAAATGGAAAATATATAATGGTTATAGGTTACTCGAACGGATAACAAGGAGGGCTAAAAAATGTATTTAATTCCCATCGCATCTGAAATACGAAAAAAGCGCATTGATGCGCACTTGTCTCAGCACGGCTTATCCTTAAAAGCTGGATTGGGAGGGCAGGCCATCAATCGCATAGAGAGAAAAGAAACTACTAGTATTCACCCGCTTCGCGCGCAAGCGATAGCAAGTGCCCTCAACTGCAATGTCGATGAAATTTGCATTTGCAATAAAGGGGCCTAGCGCATGAACTTCCACCTAGAGCTAAGGAAAAGCAGCTGCCGGAAGAAGCTGAAGCGCCGGACCGGCCGGAGCCTAGACATACTGGAAGTTCGCCGGCACGAGCTGGTGATCGGACGCAGCCCAACGTGGGCACCGTGTCACATCCGGTACTACCCCGCTGTGGGCCGCATTTCCATCCACGGCCCCGCGGGGCAGTATATCGGCTGGGGGGACAACCTGGCGAATGCAATCGACCAGCTTACCCGCGCCGATACAAGCCAAGTATTGCCCGAAAACGGGCTTTTAAACGAAAGGAGACCAGCAAAATGACACAGGAAATCAGACGCAGAAACGAGCCGCTCCTTGTGGGCGGCATGTACGGACAAGGCACCAGCCACTATCTTGTAACGGAACATCTTGAGGGCTTCACGCTCCCCACCGTCCATCTGCGGCGGCAGGACGGCTGGGAACTGGATGCGGTGGGCGCGGCCTTGTACGATACGCCGCGGGGCGTGGAGATACAGTGGGACTACAGCCTGCACGGGCACTTTGTGCCGCGGACATGAGGAGGACAACATGACAAGAGCAACAGGCAGGCTTGAGGACGCCTATGAGATTCTCCAGCGCTCAGAGCGCTACATCCTGTGCCGTAGCAAAGCGGCAAACCCGCGCCATACTTACGCCACTATGAAGCTGGATGCACAAGGCCACGTCTACGGTATCCGGGTACACAGCACATTTGAGGCAGCGGAGCACGAATACTGGGAACTGCGCTTTCCACAGCTTCGAGCATAACAGCCGAAACGGCCCAGTGGGCCGTCTACCGGGAATGGCCGCCCGGCACTGATGATGGCAGGCCAATAAAAAGCCCGCACGAGGCGGGCGGAAAGGAAGTTTTAATGGATTTAAAGGAATTTATTGTGCGTTGTTCGCGTGACAAAGTGAAAGAAAAAAGCGTTGGATACCATGAAAAATGTAGCGAAGCAATCATTTCCTATTTGGTCGCTTCGGAAGCCTATCACGATATTGTTGAACCTCCCGTTCAGCCAACCTTTTAAAGTCGACTAAATTCTGTCTTTTGTAGCGATCCAAAAGAATTGCGGTTTGGTATGTAGATAGATGCGTCATTGAAATGAAACGATCTTGGTAGAAAAAAGCTAAGTGGTTAAAGGCAAAAAAGTCATTCGGAATAAATTGGAAGTCTTTTACAAATAGTTCCAAACTCTCTCCTTCATCAATAATTCCGCAAGGTGGAGGTGCGTCGCCGAAAACGTAGTCCGATGGTTCAAAAGCCTCTTGCCCATACGAGTACATCACTGACGTCGTGAGTTTAGTCACATCGAGCATTGCAAATAATGTTCGCAACCGACAGTCAAAAATATATGTACGGGTACAGTCTGGAAACTCAGTGGGACGATAAGAGGCAGTTTTCTTTGATAAAGTCCGGATTTGTTTGGTATAGCTTTTCAAATACTCAGGCGCGACAACTGGAAGAACTTCTTCTATGGTTTGACAATACAGCGCAATATCATACTTTAAACAAGAAAGTCGAGTTCCTGCTTTTAAAGGTACATCAAAAATTCTTTGCATTCAAACACCATCCTTTTATATTTCTTGATAATAGTTGCGGCGCTGCAACGCCGCCTCTTACCAATAGGATAACACAAACGAGCCGAGAAGGCCATAACAGCCGAAACAGCCCTTCGAGGGCTGTCGTACGGGGGCTGACCGCCCCGTGCCTGATGATGGCAGGTCGAAAAAGCAGGTGATTTTTTGGAAGTCATGTTGAGCGCTAGGGAGTATTCGGCATTGGCCGGAGTTTCTGAGCGACACGCACGTCGATTGGCCGAAAGCGGAAAGTTAGATGCAATAGCGGTAATAAATTCAAGGAAGCGCCGCGAATACGCTTTTCCGCTGGCAACACAGTCAAACGAAATCCAGCTCAAATACTACGAGCAGCACGGCCTGACACTGAGCGCCCCGGAGAAAACAGCGCTGCAGAAAGTGAAGCCGTCGCCGGTGCAGCGTCCGCTGGACAGCTACACGGATGCGGACCGTGATAAAATCGGGTTTTGGCAGGATGTTGTAGACCAATGGATGCTCTACCGCAGCCAGACGGGAAAGCCCCTAAGTGAGCTGGACCATAAATTCGTCCAGCACATGCGCGTGGAAAACCCCGGCATGGAGCTGAGCGTACCGACACTGTACCGGAAGAAAAAAGCACTGGATGAGGGCGACTTGGACAGCGTGATTGACAGGCGCGGCAAAGCCCGTAAGGGCAAAACGGACATGCCGGAATATATAAAAAAGACGTTTTTGCACTACTACCTTGTGGACGGCGGAGAGGGCCATGCGTATTCTATTGCAAAGTGCATGGAATACACGGAAAAGTGGGCGGAAAAGAACGCGGTGAACGCGCTGCCGCTTCCCTCATACAGCAGCTTTTACCGCATAGCGATGGATGTGCCGGAGGCTGTGCGCATCCTGATGCGTGAGGGCGAACGCGCGTACTACAACAAGGCCAGCGTGTATACCCGCCGCGACTATGAAAGCATCGCCAGTAACGACTGGTGGGTGGGCGATACATACACCTGTGACACCCTTACACTGGGGCCGAACGGCAAACCGCACCGTCCCTATCTCACAGCATGGGTGGATGTGCGCAGCGGCATTTTCGTCGGCTGGTATATCAGTTTCGGCGGCAACAGCAGCCAGAACTCCATCTATGCGCTGCGGCGCGGGTGCCTGGCGTATGGGATGCCGAATCACAACGCATATGTGGATAACGGCCGCGAGTATCTGACATTCGACTTCGGCGGCAGAGGGCACCGGGCAAAGAAGGTGCTGGCTAACGGTGAAGCACCGTTTGAGCCGAAAACCATTCTGGACTACATGGGCGTGGAAATGAAAAACGCCATCGTGCAGAACTCCCGTGCCAAGCTGGTGGAACGCAGTTTCCGAAACGTGAAAGAGCATATCATGCGGCTGTTCCCTACATACACAGGCGGCAGCCCGGAGGAAAAGCCGGAAGCCCTGAAAAAAGCGCTGCAGCGCGGCGATATCCCCACAGACGAAGAGTTCATCCAGAAGGTGGACCTGCTGATCAGCGGATATCTGAACTATGAACCGTACTACGGTTCCGTGCCTGCAGACAAAGGCAAACGCCGCATCGACGTGTACAACGAGCATCTGGAGCATGTGCGGCATGTAGAAGAGGATGTGCTGAATCTGATGATGCTGCGCACATCGAAGCCCAAAAAGGTGGACCGGGAGGGCGTGTATCTGAACATCCGGGGCAAAAAAATCTGGTACAACTGCCCGGAGCTGCACAGCCTGTGGCAGGAAAAAAAGGTATATCTTCGGTACGACCCGGACGACCTTTCCAGCGTGCGCGTATACCGGGAGGACGGGTCCTTCATCTTGACGGCCCCCCGGTGCGAACTGGAGGCGAAATACGGAGCTACGCAGGAAGAGATTGCACGGCAGCAGCAGCTTAAAAACAAGTACAAACGTGTGGTGCAGGAGCTGGCGGCAACGCTACTGCCGGACGCACCGCCGGAAGAGGCTGCTGCGCTGGTGGCACGGATGGCCGAGGAAAATTTGGCCGGACCGACCACGCCCCGCAAGCCCAAAACGGTGGAGCTGGCACGATGGGACGAGGAGCCGATGGCCATGGCTGTTGGCGATATAGATATTTTCAGGATGAACAAAAATTCGGATGGAGGATACGATGATGACGAATTCGACTACTAAAGTGTACGATGAAGCGCTGCAGGAGCGTGTCCGGAAATATATGAAGGACACGGGGCTCTCGCAGAACAAGCTGGCGCCACGCATTGGCATGAGCGGTGCCAGCCTCAGCAACTATATGAACTGCAAAATGGATGGCAGCGTGGAGGGCATTGAAAGTCGGCTGCGGGAGTTCCTTCAACAGGAAAGCGAGGCGGCCGCGGTGCAGGTGCAGGTCGCTCCCTACAAGCTGGACGAGACCTACAAGCCCACGAGCATATCTGAGGACGTGTACCAGTCCATCCGCTACGCGCAGATCAACCGCACGCTGGTGATGCTGCACGGCGACGCCGGGGCCGGGAAAACGAAGGCTGCTGTCAAGTATTACCGAGATAATCCGCAAAGCACCATCTATATCCGGCTTGACCCGAGCATGTCCGGGCTTGCGGGCGTCGGAGAACTGCTAGGTGCGGCGCTTGACATTCCTGCCGTGAGCAGCAGTAAACAAATGTGGCAGGCCATCCGGGCACGGCTGCGCGGCACCAACAAGGTGATCATCGTGGATGAGGCCCAGCTGCTGAAGCGAGCTCCGATGGATGAACTGCGTATCCTGCCGGATGAAGATGAAGTAAACGAGGTGCCTGGAAACGGCGTGGTGCTGATTGGGAACAGTGAGCTGTATGAGCGCGTGAAAAAGGGGAAAATCACGACGCAGGCTTATACGCGCATTGGACTGCAGCGAGCCTACAGCACGATGCGGCTGACGAATGAGGATGTAAAGCTGCTGTTTCCCATGTTTTCCGGAGAGGAGCAGAGCAAGGAGCTGAAGCTGATTGCCAGCGTGTGCCGGAGCCAGCACAGCATCCGCACGGCAAAGCACATCGTGAAGAACGCGATTCGGAATGAGGATATTTCCTACGAGGGCTTGCGAGCAGCCGCAGCCAGCACCCCTGTGGGACGCATTTAACGGGTATTTCAGGGAGGTTTAAAGGGATGTTTAACAGGATGAAAACAGTTGTGACATTCGCGGCCGGAGCCGTGGCGGGGCTGATGCTGGCGGCGTGCCTGACGGTGCAGAGCTCCCACCCCGGCATATTCGGCGGCGAGGCCCTTATCCTGCCGCTGATGGCGCTGCTGCTGTATGTGGGCTACGAGGCCGGGCGGCTGGCCACACTGGCGCAGGCGGAACAGCGGCAGCGCAGGCGCAGGGCCGGGCCGCCGTACCGGGTGGAGCAGAAAACCAAATAACGGGGCCTTTGGGCCCCGCCGTAATGCAACCGCGCCGATGGCGCGCCGGTCCCAAGCCCGGGAAAATGCAGAGGGCGGCGAAGGGGGTGAAACGGGCCGTGACGAAATATGAGTGGTACAAAGCGCACGGGATATGTCCAACGTGTGGCTGCAGAGATGCGGCCCCTGGACGGGTGCAGTGCCCGGAATGTCTCGAAAAAGAGAGGCTGAAAGCAGTACAGAAACGGAAAAAGGAAAGCCCGGAGCAGAAAGAATGCCACAACCGGCACCGCCAGCGAAGAGTAGACCTGCTGCACGCCTTCGGCGTCTGCGTAAGATGCCAGCGGCGGGACGCTGCCCCCGGACGCGCACAGTGCGCGTACTGCCTTGCCCGCAGCCGCCGGTACATGCAGTCCCGGTTGAGGGAGAAAGGCGTCATGCCGCGGGACATGCTGGGATGGCCGGGAATATGCAGCCGATGCGGAAAGCCGACAGATACGCAGGAGGCGCACAAATTGTGCCCCGCATGCCGGGAAGCATCGCAGCATGCCATGGAAATTGCCCGCAGCAGCCGCACAGAAAAGAATTGGTTTGCGCGCACGCACTCGCTCATGGCATGGGGCAAACCATAGGAGGTGGAAACAACGGAAAAGCACGAAGAAAAGGCGTCGGAAATTCTGGCCCGCGCCGCGAAGTTGCTGAACGACGCCCCAAAAGTATACGAAGCAAATTTCGAGCTGATGAAAGAGCAGGATGCCCTGCAGCAGGATCTGCTGCATAAGCTGGAAATCGAAAATCTTACGCGGGATGAGCGTGCGAAGCTGGCCACAGAACTGCGTGACTGCCGCAGGCTCCGGCGTAAGTACAAGGACGTTGTGGAGGAGCTCGAGCCCGTTGCAGGGTATTGCGGCACCACAGCCGGCATGCAGGCGGTAAAGCAGTTGTCCCGGTTTGTGGGCGAGCTGCGGAAAGTGGAAAACTACCACCAGAACCGGCACTACGTCCCCAGGGCCGGGCGCATCAAAGGAGAAAGTCAGGATGCTGAGTGAACAGGAAAAATCTGAGATCCGGGCGTCATACAGAAACGCGATCGACCCGCGCCAGCAGGTGAAAATCCTGTCGCAGCTGTATCTTGTGAGCCGGGAGGAAATTCTGGACATACTGGGGCCGCTTTCCAAGTCCGCCCGCCCAAAACCGAGCCGGAAGGGCCAGCCGAGACGCATCTATGCGCCGGAGTTCAAGGCAGAGGCAATGCAGCGCCTGCACTCCGGAGAATCTTTCCGGCGGGTGGCTGAAGATATGGGCGTCAATGTGCAGACGATGGCCACCTGGGCCTATCAGGTACGAAGAAAGGAACGAGAGAAAAATGCCAAACTGTAAGTTTTGCGGCAAGCCCGTAATATCCGCGCGCGTGATGCACGCGCACCGTTGGGAGCAGAAAGTCATGGAGCTGATGGAGACCGTCTGCGACAGCTATTGCCGCTGGCCGCTTGAGTGCCGGAGCTCTGAAGAACTGGAAGAAAATCACTGCAACGACTGCGTGCTGATTCAGGCACTCAACCTCGGGCTGTGAGTGTTGGAAAAGGCCCCGCATATGCGGGGCCAAGGCTCTTCACGGGTAAAATATCCGGATAGGCGATTCATCGGGATGCAAACTGTTCCACATTTCGACAATATCCAGCGGCATCAACCGGAACCCCTTTTTAGAAATACATACACCGTTGCCGAGGTCGGTCAGCACTTTGTAGAGCACCACGACCGCACCGCGCTGCAGTCCGGAGATCCACTGACGGATGACAAGAGCTTGAAGATCGGATACGGCCTGTTGTTTGAGCCAACCTGTTTGCATCGTCGAATCACCATCCCGCTCCACAACACGTCCCATAAGAAGGTCGTAAACAGCCGGGTCAAAGTCCTTCCCGGCATTCCAGTCGTCCACGAGCTTTTCAAGCGTGGTGCGTGTCTGTTCCGGGTCGACGGCATACGCTTCATGGAGTACGCTTTCGCCTGCGCATTCCTCAATCATGGCGCTGAGTTCGTCAACTGTCATGGAATATCCCCTCTTTTCTTTTTCTTTTAGTATACGCTAAATAACGCGCGCTGTCGACCTCGGGCTGTAGAAAAAGGACCGCCCCGTCCGGAGATACGGACCGGACGGGGCGAGGATGTGAAGAATATGAAACAGAGCGCTTCACAGCTTTTAAGATACCATAGGCGGGGCGGAAAATCAACAAAAACCGACAAAAAATCAACAAGGAAGTGAAGAAAAAATGACGGTACAGCAATGGCGCAGTCTGCGCCGGAACCGAAGATGCACCTACTGCGCACATTCCCATATCGTTTACGGCCGGGATGGGAGCATCTGCTTTTGCCGGGCAAAAGACAAAGCTGTGTATGAGGGCCTGCCCCGCTGGTTCTGCCAAGTATACACACTGGAGGAGGATTCTTGATGAAACAAATGGACATGTCAAAATATCTGCCCTGCACTGCCCGCCTGGTGGGCGGCACACTGTACATACTGGATGGCGAGGGGCGTGTGCAGCGTCGCCTGGACCCGCTGGAAACGGCCATCAAGTGGTTCCAGATGAGCAACGACGCCTTCTATGCACTGTACGGCGTGAACTGGGTCCCGAAAGAACCGTACTATTCACAAGCCCGCAGAATGCTGTTTCCGGGAGGCGGCAGCCATGTGTGACATATGGACTCAAAACTGGTCAACCTTTTTGGGCACATTGCTGGGCATCATCATCTTCGATGGAATACGGTGGCTCATCAACGCGCTGCCGGGTCTGCGAGACCGGCTGGCGGACTGGCGGCTCGAGCGCCGGAACCAGAAAGCGATCCGCCAGCTGTGGCGCATATACGGGCGCAAGCCTCCGCGCGACCTGTAAAAAACAAACGTGGGCGCTTTGGTACGGCGGCGGTCGTGCGGCGAAAAGTACGCACCAGTGGAAGAGGCCAAAGTAAAAC